CCCTGATAATGACATTTACGTTTTTACTAGAGTTAGAAAAGATCTTATAAAAGCGTGGGTTGTGGGTTGGTACCCTACAACTAAGCTTTTAAAAAAAACTAAGTTCCGAGAAAAAGGTTATACTTTTAAAGATGGCTTTGTTACAAAAGTTTCAGGGCATCATATCCCTATTAAAAAATTAAGACCTGCTACCCAACTACTCAGGGGTGTTTATAAATAATGGAGTGCCTTCTCCGACATAAGCAGACTCTACATTAAAAGAAAAGTATTCAAAAGCTTCATCAGGTTTCATTCCTTGTTTTATAAAAACTTTTATACAATCTTCTATACTGTATACTGCAACAGGTTCATAGTTTTCATTGAGACTTGTCACTCCTATAAAAGCTTCGTCTAGTCCATCAGCTAATATAAAGGTGCTATTTGGATAATGTTCTTCAACAAATTCTTCTATTTCTTCTCTTGTCATTTAAACAGTTGCCGATTGTTTAGTTTTTGCTTTGTAAGCATTATCTATATCGTACTGTTCATCAAGGTCTATTTCCCATAATTTACCTCCTCCAGAACCTATAGATTTAATAGGTCTAGCTGTCTTACTATGCTTACAAGCTTCTTCTAATATAAGCATACCTATACGGACAAAGTTTAAATTGCCACTCATACCTACATTTTTGCCGTTGTTGGCTTCATGTAACTGCACTTGAAATTCTGTAAGAGTTCCTCGCCACACTGTTATCCCTGTATGTTCTCTTATTTTCTTAGCAAAGAACTCTACTAACTCAGCTATAGAACTTCTGCTTGAGTTGTCATACGCTGCTGAAGCAATAGTAGGGTCAATGTAACTAACAACCCCAAACCTTGAAAGACCTTCTACTTCAGCAGGAACATCCCAGTCTAGCAACCAACGAGCAAAATGAGGCAATTCATCTTCAATCATTTGTTCTACAACAGCATTAGGAGGAAACTTGCTTGTAGCTTTTTGACTAATCAACAGTGCCATAAGTTTATCTCTATTACTTGAGTCTAACGAAGGTATTACAGACAAAGAGTTAGCGTCCATATTCAAACTAAATATAACCCTTCCTGTCCAAGGAATAGATACAGCGTCTACATATTTAGCGTGATACTCCATTCTGGGATTTGCCACGGTCCTTTTGATAAGTTCAGTAGCCCTTCTTTGATCTTGGAAAGAAGCAGCCGAAGTTGTGTCATCGATAACCCAAGCAGCTACTCTAGCTAAGTCTTTATTAAATTTACTTTGCCCACTTAAATAATCTGAAGCATCTGCAAAGCCTCCTACTAAAGCACTTATCACTCTGTTAGAAAGCAGGGACTTACCTTTATTGGTAGGGCCTACTAATATTAAAGCTTGCCCTTGATCATCTTTTCTTTCTCTGACAGCTATGTAAAACCTTTTAAGCCAAGCGTAAAAGTATTCAATAGTGTTTCTCTTATTTTTATTATTAACAAATAATTGATTTAGCCAATCATGTAAGAAAGGCCATTTAGAAATGTCACCATCATCGGCAGGTTCAATGGGTTCGATGTTGGATGTATTTAAAATCCTATGAGAGTTATAATGGACTACTCTTTCATTACTAAAAACTACAGGAGCTATCTCATCTATCCTATTGTCATTAGATATAGTCACTATAGCAGCCTCCACTTCTGATAAAGCTTTCCCTTTTTTCTTTTTAGTAGTGTACCCTGCTTGTCTAAGTTCTAATATTAATTGGTCTTTTGGTATAGATACAGCAGACCCATGAAGCAATTTGTAAAATGTTTTACCATTAAACCAATAGTGATTCAAAAGGTTACCTAACTTTTCTGTCTCGTATTTCTCTACAAAAGATTTCCCAAAAAGCTCCCTCCATGTAACAAAGGGTTTACCCCGATCACTAAAACAAACTATGCCGTCTTCAGTTACAAGGCATCCTTCTCTTTCAACAAAAGGATCTACCCAAAACAAAGGGCCTCTAGCTCCTATGTTAAACTCACCATCCCATCTATTAGGAAACCTTTTCTCCACTTCACTAGCTACTACATCCATAGGAATAGAAGTATCAGAAGCTTGTGGGGGAGCATCCATTACTGCTTTAATCAAAGCAGCTTTATAAAAAGACTCAGGCAAAGGATCTCCTATTCTCTCCCACTCTGTTCCAAACTCAAATGTCTGCGATGCTTTAAGAGAAGAAGAATCAAACCCTCCCATTATGTGAGGCATGTTTAAATTTAGATGCAGTCGCTGCATTAAAGGATTAAACATTTCTTCTGATATAGGTAACTTAGATTCAAACTCCCATATCAACCTTATATATCCTGAAAAAGTTTTTGTTCTCCATGTAGGCATGTGCCCTTTACATTCATGTTGTATAAGAGCATCCACGTTGTCCCAATCAACAGGAGCATCGTAGTCACCAACTATCCCCCAAATAGCGTGTGGAGGGTTCT